TTTTTTTTGTTTTTACTTAAAGATATACTACTTCAGATAGTAATTAAATAAATAATAACATTAAATATATATAAACAAATAAACTCAATTACCTCTCACACCCTACAGTTAAACATTATTTAGGTATGATATAGTCGCAGTTGTCAGAAGTTACCCCTCAGTTACTTAGGACATTGCTGCACTCGATATTTAATAACTTTGATATTTTTCTTTTACTTCTTTACATTGTTCTGCGTAGTATCCTTAAACTCTTTTAGGGATTATTACCTATATTTATGAATTTTCAAAATTATTTTGTTTTACATAATTTTCTCCATTATCACTTTCCGTAAATGTAACACCATCAAACATATTTGATGATATAAATGTATTATCTAAATATGTAGCATTTATTTGAGTACCTTTAATCATATTATTTGTAAATAATAAATTTCTTTGCCCTTTTAGACTTAATCCTCCGCAATAAGCTATTGTATTATTTACAACGGAATTATTATAGTTAAAAATACCACCATAACCATTTTCTACTTCTATTGCATTACTTTTACAACCGCTTATTTTATTATTAGCTATTAAATTATTAGAAGCATACAAATAAGTTCCTGTAAGACCAGAACCTCCAGATACCATTATACCTCTGCTTGTACCTATAATTCTATTATTAATAATATTGACCCCAAATATACTAAGCCATAAACTAATAGCTGCAGCATTGATAGCAGTATCATTTATTCCATAACTGTTCTCTATAATATTACCATCAATATTACAGTCAAGAAAGCCAGTTAAAAACCCTATTATAGTAGAATCTCCTGTTAATATTTTATCTGTAGAAATGCCCTTAGTTTTAAGTGTAACTTTACAGTTACCTCCTAATTCTTCCATTGAAAGTATGGAGAAATACTGACCGTCTATTCCAGTATCTCTACCAAAATAAAATATAACATCATCTTTTTTCGTAATAAGAGTGGGTATATCTACTTCTTTAGACTCTGCTGATGAGGCTGGAGTTATAAGATTGTATACTTCCACTACTAACAGTCCCTTCTCATCTAAATAAGCACTTGATATGTTCCCCTGAGCTAAATTAGGATATAAACCGGCATTATTTCCAAAGCCATCCATTGATATACACTCTTCAGTACAACCAGAAACAAAATTGTTTTTAATGTTTATATTTCTACTAATTTTATCTCTATTTGAACCAAAGAAGATGCCAGTAGTACAATTATTACCATAAATATAATTATTCTGTACTATACAATTCTCCACACCATCTAATCTAATAACATGTGTTGCTTGTCCTGTAAATTCACAATTTTCTATTATTGTATTAGACCCAGCCCAAAAACCCACATATGTTTTTTGTACATTAACCTTTACATTTCTGAATGTAATGTGTGCTTTATCATCTAAATGTCTTCTTCTAAATAAATATTCTGAGCCATTATTAAAAGATGGATAATTTATAATAATGGTATCATAAACAACATTTACATTCGTTTTGCTATAATTATAAAATCCGCCTAAATATGTATTTTCAAATACAAAGCCATAATACCCACCCTCTGCAAAATTATCCTCAATTGAAACAGAAACACCTTCATCTAATTTTTTGAATATTACTTCCCCGCTTCTTAGTGCTCTATAATTAAGGTCATAATTAAATCTTAACGTACTTCCTATGTAATAAATACCACTTGGGAAATATAAATCTTTGATACCCATATTAAAAGCCAACTGGAATATAAGATTTAATTGTGGAGCCATATCATATTTATCATTTTCTGTCGATATACCTTCAATATATGGAGATAATCCAAACATCCTTATATCAACTCTTTTATAATAATAATAGCTATTTACTATTGTATTATCATAACAAAATATGTTATTACTGTCTATTATTGTCCACCTACTTTCATATGAATCCCAAAATAATATACAAATAAAACTATATATTTGACTATCATAAGTTGTAGTTGGTAAATATGGTGTTAATGATATTTGAAATTTTACTGACGACCCTGCATATATGTATATGGTATCTTGCTTAGTAAATTTTGTATCACAAGTGTAAGAAAATGAATGCCCTATGCCAATTGCTTTATCCATTACTCTTATTCTTGTGTCGTCATTATGAGCCACATTTCTACTAAAACTTATATTAAAATTACCTTCCTCATCAGATTCAGATATTTTAATTCTTACTTTACTCTCACTATTATTATAAATACCATAATTAAGGAATGAGTAAAAATTATTAAACCCATTTATAAAATCAAATTTAACTATTTTTTCCCACCTATAATCTTTAACCCATTCAGAATCTGTAAAAGATGTTCCTATATATTGTTCATTAATCCAGCCATAATTTGGGCGGTTATAACTTATTTGCAATCCCGATTTTCTATCTGATAATGGTATTTGTTTACGAGTAGTAGCAACATCTGTATTCCAATCAAGTATCTTATTACTACCATCTCCACCTTTTGAAGGCACAAATTGCCCATTTTTGTAAATATAAAATTGCCCTGTTTCACCATCAATGTATATTTTATTGGGATTGGTCTCTCCACTTGATTCAATAGCGGCGAGATTGTCATAGGTTTGCGATGCCTTTCCTTCGAGTGCAGATACCCGGCCATCTACGTTTTGAGCTGCTTGGTTGGCCACTGCTGCTGCATCATTAGCTGATTGAGCCGCATTATTAGCACTTGTAGTAGCGGTGTTTGCCTTTTCAGCAGCCTCTATTGCTGGTCTTTGTAACTCCTCAATTTGTTCTGGAGTGAGGTCATCGTAAGTAAGTGGGTCTCCTTTATCTCCTTTTATACATGGTATAGTAACAGTCTGTTTACATATAGGAGTTTCAGGTATAATTATATTATCTTCAATTACCATTTTGCATTAAGATTACACTATAATTATATTTAATAACTCTCTAGGAGAACTAAAGTTCCAAATACCATCTTGAAAGTCTTCATCAGGTATTTGATAATTCTTTATAACACTTAATTGTCCTCTTAAAAAAATTCCAGAATTAAATATAGCGTATAATATACCATCTTTAAGCACATTATTTACTCTATTTACTCCATCATGAGATACCTCATAAGTATTCTCCTCACAATCTAAATAAGTAAACTTAAATTTTATTTGAGAGGGGTCTAATGGTTCCCCTCTCAAATCTACAAAATTTAATCTTATTTTGAAATCATCATTATGACTTATCTTCATAATACTAATCAATTGAAGAATTTCCTAATACACAAACTTCCCTAGACACTTTTGAGATATCTAGATCTTCACTCTCTGGAGTGGGGTTATAGAAGAAAGTAGTTTGTATAAAATCCGAACCCATATAGGTCATAGCTATACCAGCATAAGAGACAGAGTTAATTTGCCTTCTAGACTTATACAAATTTACATAAGTCCTATCTTTAAAAGTGTCCTCTGCATCATCATCCGTTAATATTACTATAGATTTAGACAAATTCTCTAATCTGACTGTAATAGGCATATAGCTATCACTAATCTTTAAAGCTTTCTTTATAGCTGGAACATTAGAAGCTCCGTTTAGAGCTTGAATACTAACAAATGACAGTGTCTCTACATTTAACCCACCTACTGTAACTCTAACAGTATATTCATTATTATCTTTTGCATAAAAGTCATAATCATATGTCTTACCCATATAAATAAAAGATATTCTATGCAAGGTTTTAGCTGAAATACCTATAGTCTCAGAAAATTCACTTATATTACACTTTATTCTATTCTCACTAGTATCAGCGTTATTAGACACTAGATTAATTACAGGAACCTTACTTAATCTAATCAATGAAGCAGTTATTCCATCGCTAGTAGCACTAGTACTCATACCTAATGCTTTAGCAACATTTGCTTGTGAGTCTTCGGTATGAAGTACTAAAAATCTAAATAAAGATAATTCAACGGTTAGAGCTTCTACTGAATATTTTAACTCTGGTAAACTATATACTGTGTAATCTTGTACTATCCAATCAGAGGATGCTTTAATTATTCTATGTTCATCATTTACTATATAATGAATAGTGTAAGCACTATCATCATAGGTAACTGAAACAAATACAGCACTTTCAGAGGATCCAGCTGAAACAGCTACATCTCCAGCTCTGGGAGGTATTACCTCATTACCATTCACTGGTATAAATGCAGCTCTAAGTTCTGAAGACATGCTATCACTGTTAATAGTCTTTAATAAGGCAAAATTGTATACATGAGTCCTAGATATATTAGAGACAGAGTTATTACTGATATATATAGTATTCACACCTCCACTACTAGTATATATCACCACCTTTCTACCTGTTCTCAATTCTGTTCCAGAGAATATTACCACTCCTTGTATACTTCCATAGGCTACATTAGCTACTCTATCTCCAACAGAAGGAAATTTAGGCATGCCTTCAAATCCACCAGATATAGGTACAAAAGCATTGCTGACATTATCCCCAAAAGATAATGCTTCAAATAAAGATAAGTCATACGTTACTGTAGAGTCTTTATTTCCTTCAACATACTCTTTTATAGCTTTCTGACTCATCACTTTATCTTCAGACTCTCCAATAGATTGTACTATATCTAACTCAGATAACATCTGAACCCAGTTATCAGTATTAACCCAAGAACTACTATCCACAGACACCCCATTATATTGAATGGTTATCCATTTATTGGGTGTTAAATCTTTAGATAAATATGTTCCTATGAATCCAATCCTTCTATCATATAAAGGAACCATATTTATAGCTTCTTGAAGAGTATAAGCAATGGCGTTGTAATTGGCGTTGTAATTGGCGGATATATTTATAGGAAGATTAGTAGCCAATAATTGGTCTACTGTCTTATTTTGACTATTATATACAGACTGTGTACTTGTTACTGGATATATATCTTCCTCTGTAGAGCCTCCAACAAGCTCTTTATCTTTAATTTTTCTACTTAGTCCCATAATATCTAAAAGTTTTCTCCTAATATACTAATATAAACTTCATAAGCTACCCCTTCCCCAGTTTTTATAAAAGTGAGTTGTAATAACTTGGAACCACTACCAGTAAACTGAATAGGAGAGGTAGGATATACTACAATATTAGCTCCAGATGTAAAGTTGATAGTAGTAACATCTGGTTTACAGGCTAGAAAGCTAACCCCAGACATTGCCCCGCTTTTTTCTCTACCATCTGTATTAACAGTCACATTTAATATTTCAGTAGCTGCAGAACACCATACTGTTTGATTAGGGTAAATAATAACACTAGAGTTATCAGTATTTCCGTACCTAGTAGAAGAAACAATAGACTGTATATCTGCCAAATCTATAGTAACTGTACTCCCTCCATTCATAGCTGCTATGATAGCAGCATTATCAGAGAAGCTCACATTAGACCCAAATAAAAAGGTTACCCATTGTTCTTCTGGAATATATTTAATTACTGAAACAGTATTACTGTCTGTTACTTTAGATACATTGTATATGTTTCCATAGTCATCTGTAAACTGTCTTACAGTTCCTTCCCCACAATTACCCCATAATCTTTGGAGTATCTCTGTTAAAGTATCTGTGTCTTCTAATTGACCATATTTTGCTGAATTAATTAAATCCGAGTCAATATATAATGGAAATTGATGTTTATCATCAAAATCAATTCTATTTGAAATGGATTCCCCAGTTAATGCCTTATACTGACCAACAGTGCATTCAGCAACAAATTTCCATCTCATTAAGGATTCTTCAGTATTGAAACAAACTACGGTCATATCAGTAGTCTGCTCATCATTGTTCAAATCTGCATCTCCATATATAGACAGCAACCAAAGACCCCCAGCCGGATCTACTAATATTCTATAGTAATTATCTACATCCTCTCCTGGGTTATCAGTCTCCTTCATCATATCCTTCCATACTCCATTTATATTGAATTTAAGTACAGGTTTTCTATCATTAGTAGTTATCCATCCAACTCTTGGATCATTTGGAGCAGACTCTGAAATAATTATGTCCTTGACTCTTACCATTTTATTCATTTATTAGAGTTAGTATTTTTATTCTTCTTTAAAGACTTTTCTTTTATTCTTACATCATCTGAATGCTTCTCTCTCTCAAAGGAAAGTTTCTCCTTTTCTAATCTCATTTTCTCATCGAACTCCCTAATTTTTTCTCTTAAATTAGCTCTATCTTCATCAGTCTCAGGTTCACTTATTCCATCTTCCTTACTATTAGCCTGTATCTGAGCTACAATGATTTTAGTTTCATTATCTCTTATATTAGCTTGCTCTTTCTGCTGCATCTCAGCTAATCTTTGTTCATTCTCTAACTGAACTATTTGCTGCTGTGCTTGCATTTGTTGCTGTTGAGCTTGCGCATTTCTTGCTTGTATAGCTTGCTCATCTTTCTCTACTAATCTCTGCTTTTCAGCTAAAGAACTAGAGTTATATAATCTCATAATTGTAGAGAATGACAATGTTTGATTCTGTAAAGCAGCTTGTGCTAGCATATCTAGTTTCTGTGCTAATTCTTGAGTACCTTGGCTATTGTCAACAACTAAACCATAGTCAGCTTCTGCGAATTCATCTCCATCTATATCCATAATCCTCATAGAATTATCTGATAAAATATATTGGAACTTTTTACTTCTACCCTTAAAAGCTATTTTAGCCGTTTCCAGAAAGCACTCTAATACCCGTCTCTTTACATCATCATGTATAACAAATAACCATTCAGTTATATGGGAAGACTGTAAAGTAGCTCTCTCAACTCCTCCTACTGTTTCCCTATTACTTATTTGTCCTTCTCTTTGTCTAGTAATTCCAACCACTTCAGACATTTCCATTTTAATAAATTCAAGAAGGTTAATCTGTGATTGAATAGAATTCCCAAACTCAGCATCTATTACTCCAGAAGAGGAATTATTAAGAGCTCCTGCAAGTTTTCCACTAGCTGCTCCTATATTACCTTCTTTGAAGCTATCTTCAACTGCTATACCATTAACTTTGGCATAATACATCCATTTTTCTATATCCCATTTCTTCGGAATTTTGGCTAGATCTAATCTTAATAGTTTTCCCCAGTTTCTGGCCATTATCTTATTTAGTCTATCATGAATAACATCATAGAAATAATTATATCTCTTCATCATATCAACTAAAGAAAATGGCCTACTATCATTAAGATTATATATACTTCCTATAATACCGAAATGACATCTAGATGGATTAGACAATCTGTTATATTGTACTACTCTTGGTCTCATATTTACATAAATATCAGTTCCTATCTTAGTACCTTCCCAGGCTTCATTTATGTAAAATATTTGTTCCTCCTCTCCATTATCCTTATCTATAACATAGGTTTCAGGAAAGAAATTATAAACCTCTTCTCCAGTCTCTGGATCATAGGATTTAACCTTTTTTATCCTCCTTCTGGATTTCCAGTACATTCTTAGCACTCTAATATTACCAGCTAGATCATAAGGAAGTAAAGAATTTGAAATAGAATCTGAAAATAGATTAAAGGGGTCAAAATAGAACCCATCTGTACTTATCTCTTCTCCTACCATATGGTTATTTACATATCCAAATCTTTCATCTATATTATCCATTGAGTCAATAGATGCTTGACCAATATGGTCAGGGATATTCTCTATATATTCAATATCTTTTTTACTTAAGACATCATGATATGTATCTATAACTCTGCCAGGGCTCCAATAATCCTCTATTATAATCATATCGGCATCTTCTATTTTATTAGAATAACCTGATTTGAATACTCTAACCTTTAAAGGATTAAGTCTTTCTATTATAGGTTCTCCCCCAACAATATCACATTGATACATCTCTTCACCTACAGTAACTGCATCCATGAAGCCATTATTAAACAATAATGGGATATTATATTCTTTAACATAATGATTAAGAACAGCATTCCCTCTTATCTCTCTCATGTCTTGCCACTCATAGGTATAATAATCATTTAGTTTCTCGAGTTCTTGGTTGAATTCTTCTTCAGATCTAGATGTATCAGCTATTAGTTTTTGTAGGTTCTGTAATAGCTCTTCCTTTTTATTATTCTCTATTTCAGAGATAGCATTTGGATTAGTTATAATTACTCTATAATCAAAGACTCTTCTGGATTCTTCACCTCTTAACACATTTAATTTGCTATTCATAATAGGATAATGCTGAATCCTATCTGGAACAAATCCAGCCTTTATACTATCAGGGTTCAACACTAATTCTATATCTGACATATGAAGTTTTCCATTCAAAAGGTCATAATTGATCTTTTTATGAATTACAGATTTTCTTACAAGACTATAGTTGAAGAAAGTTTTAGAGTCAGCCCAATCAAGATGTGCCTTTCTCCACTTCTTATTCTTCTTGGAGAATGGTAATTGCTGTGGAGGTAAATTTATTAATTCAGACATATTTGATTCATTTTATTCTTTACAAAGTTACATGAAACTAAGTTCCAAAACAATAACATAAATAGTTTATTAATTCCCAATATTCTTTTTAGCTAAATTTACTGCCAAATCTATAATCATAATTTTCTTTAAAATATGGATCATTACTTAAATCATCCTCATCATATCTCTCTCTAGATTCAGCATTCATGTTATCTCCATATCTTATAATGTATTCTTGTCTATATATCATAACCATTCCCATAGCTCTTATTCTATCTACATTAATCTCGGGATTAAATTGTATAGCTTCTTCTATTAGAGCTCTTGTTTTTAAAGTATATATTACTGGGACATTTACTTGGTCTGAAGTCCCATCCTCCCTTTCTATAACTATGGGAACTAGCTTATTAAACCAATCTCTTAATAAAGAATTAGCATAATTATTGATGGCAGCACTAGCATTTACTCCATATGCATTGGATCCAGCATTACCATACTTTATAAGTTGTTTGTCCCTAAGATACTCTGGAGTTTCAGCTAAAAGATGAGTACTTCTCTTAGCTTTAAAATATGCATATATCCCCTTCTTGTTGCTTTCATATAAACATCTTGCATTATAGAATAAACATAATAGTCTAGTTATCTCAAAATTATCATCAGCAAAAGGATTTCTACCAGTAAACTCGGCTACTATAGTGTCAGTAAATAAATCAAACACAAAACATGAGTATAGTGAAGAAGATTCAGCTATATCATTATCTACAGGGTCTACTCCTATAATGTATCTATTATCAAATACTTTACCAGATTTATCTTTTTCTGGCATAGTATATATTTCCAATGCCCCTTTAGTATCATTATCTACTGGATAACTCCGTATAGGAGTACTGTCAGTTGGTCTAAATTTTACTTCTCCTTCTCCTCCAATATACAATTCTCCAACATATATGTCATTATATAGACTAGGATTTTTATCTAATTGAGAGGCTCTCTCATTAAGAGCTTGTACATTAAAATAAGCATCTTTTACTTTTATAATAGCTTCTGCAGGAGTGATAGGATCCTCTGCTATTACTCTTAATACTGATGTTGGATCAGCTCCATATTTTGCCTTATACCTATTAAGAAGTATCTGCAAGAGAGCCATTACTATATCTGATATACCATCTTTATTAAAGCACCCTGCTCTATTTAAATAAGCAGGAAAGAAATATGCAAAGTAGTCTTTTCCTTGACCTTTTTTATCATATACATTCTTTACTTCTTTTATATTATATGAACTGGGGGCATATAATAAAGTTTTAGCAGACTGGAAATTAGATTCTTTATTGTTAGATGTGCCAACAAGGTACATTAAAGAGAAAGTAAAATCACCATCTTCCACTGATTTTCTAGTAACGTCATAAAGCTCTAATAGTCCATTAAAGTTACCAAATTCCTCGAATAATATCCAACCTCTCTTACCTCTTAATTTATCAGAGTCATCTTTAGCAGATACTCCCATAACCATATTTAAGGAACCTTGAAGTTTTCCATATTCATCTTTATACCCCATTTGCCAAGTCATCTCATTAGATGACTGTTTAATCATCAGCCTAGGAAATGGAGTGTATTTTGACAAATGCGATAAAGTAGGAACAAACTTACTTAAAGTTCCATCCTTATCATCTTTAAGATATTCCTTCTGGTATGCTGTAAGAACTGTAATATTTCTTCTTTGAGTTTCAACAGATTCTCCTATTATTAAATTTTTTGACATTATGGATGCCAATGAATAACTCTTACTACAACCTCTCTTAGCAAGTTCAGCAGCATGATGTCCTTCTTCTCTAGCATCATTAAGATATAGATATCGCAACCAAATTCCTTCAAAGAACAGTCCAAATCCTTCCTTTCTTATTGCTTTCTTTTTACCTTTTTGATATTCATTTATCATCATTGGACAATAATTAAGGAACCAGTATAAATATCCTGGAATCCACATTCCGTCAGATTCTCTTAAGAGACCATTATAACATCTATCTATTTCTCTATCCCAGAATCTTCTATACTCACTATTAGGATTAGGATTAGGTATAAGTTTTGTATACACACCTTCTTTTAGAAAATACAATGCAGATTGTCTAAAATAATCTGCATCTTTATATATTGGTGGGTTAGTTATATCTATAATAGCTCTATTATACTTATCTCTAGGTAACTCCTCTATTTTTGGTCTAGAAGGAGAAATAAGATTCTGAATAAAAGGAACTGTAGAAATGAAGTCCATAAATTGCTCTACTACTTCATCTGGATATTTAGATAAAAGTTCTCTGGTTATAGGAGTTTGATATTCATTAGTTTGTATTAATACTTCTCCGTCCATAAGAAAATATATTATAGTACAAGATCCTCATACATAGACTTTTCTACATTACCTCTTACTCTATCATTTGATACAATTTCTTTAGTAACTGCTTTTTCAGCTTCATCCAAATCTTTTACTAAAGCGGGTATTTGTTTTATTATACCCCCCACATCTTTTGTCTCTTTCACATCTAAATCAGCCATAGTAGATGTTAGAGCTCTTAACTTACTTCTATATCCATTAATCATAGCTCTTGTATCATCTAGTAAAAGAGCTGATATTGGCTTAAATTTAGCATAATAATCTATAGCCTCTTGTAGATCCTTATCTACTTTCCAAGTGTCAGAAACTCCAATACCTTCTAATATCTTTTTATGTCTGTCCTCCTCATCAGTATATATCTGAAAATCAGATCTCGGGTCTACGAAAAAATATATATACCCTAGTTCTTGTAAAAACTTACTTTTATCTTTGGTTTTATCTCTTTGATGAAGTTTTTTAAAGACCTTTATGGTAAGTAGTTCTGGTTCAAATGTTAATTTAAACCCTTCATATTTTAACAACCTCATAGATTTTCCTTCTTATAGTTACCATTTACTACTCTATTATAATCTTCAGTCCTTATAAATCCAAAAAGAGCTTCTAATAAAATATTAGACAACCTCTTATTCATAGACTCTTCTTGTTCTTTAAGAACTTTCTCTTGAAGAGAAACTACAATAACCTTGTATTTACAATCATTATCAATAAGCCATACTATCCATTCATACTTCTTGTATGATTTAAACGTAGGATTAGGCTCTATAGTTCTTTGCAAAACTAGATGGCTATTAGCAGAAATCTTCTGTGCCCTTCTTTCCAGATTTATATGCCTATTTAGAGATTCTATTATATCTTCTATACTCATAAATAAAGAAAATTAAGGAAAAAAAA